ATACAATTGGAGAGGTTTATATCTTGCTTGAGAGAGAGCGTGAGATATTCTCGTCATCAAAAATAACTGCGATGCATTTACTTATGCCAACATGTGTGACTCCACATTTTGATAGCATGGGCAAACCAGTTAAGTATGAGTATCAAACAGGAAGTGGAACGACAATATATTTCCCTAAGCAAATTTTATACATTCATAACCCAGATCCAAAGCGACCACTAAGAGGTCAATCACTTCTTAAGGCTGGAGTTACTGCTATTCAAACCGAAATACAAATCTCAACTTATCATTCACGGGTACTCGAAAATGGTGGAAAGGTTGAGGGTGTTTTCAAATTCAAAACTGATAGAGGATTGTCTGAGGAACAACTACAAAATATAAAAGCAAAATATCAAAAAGAATATGGAAGTGCGAAGAAGTCCGGTATACCATTATTCTTAGGAGGCGATGCTGAATATGTGAGAACAGGATTAACACCTGACGAGTTGTCGTTCTTAAATGCGAAGAAGATGATACTTGAGGATATTTGTATATTAACTGGAGTACCAAAGAGCATGCTTGCAAGTACAAACGATGTGAAGTTCGATAATGCTGATGCTGATAGGGCAATCTTTTTACGCGAAACAATCAAGCCATTACTCGTAACACTTACAACGGCACTTGATGAGGTCCTATTCCCAGAGGGTAAAAATCTCACATTCATTGATCCAACTCCTGAGAACATAGACCAGAAATTAAAGGAAACAGAGAGTGGTATTAAAAATTATTATATGACTGTCAACGAGGCCCGAGAAAGACATGGGCTTGATCCTGTATCTGGTGGCGATGATATACTCGTACCTTTTAGTATTATGCCGTTAGGGACTGAACAATCTGATACAAATAACCCAGACGATTCAAACAAGGATGACGAAAAGAAAATGATGCGTAGATTGAAAACTAAGACGAAAGAATACGATCATCCGTTAAGAGATTATGAGATGCGAAGATTGTACTGGAACATTCAGATTAAGCGAATGAATAGGCGTGAGAAAAAGTTTAAGAATGTTTTAGATGATTACATGAATGATCAAGAGAAAAGGTTACTTGATGCACTAGAGCCATCAAAGACTCGAGTATTCAGAAAGAAAAATCTATTCGATGAATTGTTATCGCTTAACCTAGAAATAAAAATCGGTAAGGCCATGTTCATTCCTATCATCACAGAACTATTAAAACAGGCCGGAGTAGATGCCATGAACTTTGCTGGTAGCCCATATGAATTTCATTTGTCGGGACATATCAATAGTTGGATTGACAAAAGGTCAGATGTATTTTTACAAAAAATAAATGAGACCACCTTTGAAAAATTGCGTAATGAGTTCTCGCAAAGTTTAGAGGCCGGAGAAGATAGAAATAAACTTGTGAATAGAATACAGGATACTTATAAGGGAATAAATCAGGGGCGTGCCAATACGATTGCTAGAACAGAAGTGCATGGAGCGACTATCGAGGGAACTGTTGAGGGGTATAAACAAGCCGGATTGAATACTAAGATCTGGGTTGCAGTTATGGATTCAGCAACCAGAGATTCGCATGCCTCGGTCGATGGTGAGGAAAGACCCATGGATGTTCCATTTTCTAATGGACTAATGTGGCCTAATGATTTATCTGCTCCAGCCGAAGAAGTAATAAACTGTCGATGTGTTATATAATTATTAATTATGGTATAATCTTTTTGTAAACATATGGAACAAAGATACAAAACAGGAGAGAAAGCATACCTAACGATTCCGATCGAAGTTAAATCTGTCGATAAGGAACTTGGTACGCTCGAGGCGATATTCTCCACACAAGATGTTGATCGCCACGGTGATACTGTGCTACAAGATGGTTGGGACTTAACCAATTTTAAGAAAAATCCCGTTATTCTAAACTCGCACAATTATGGTGATGCGACTGAGGTGATAGGTAAAGCATCAAATGTAAAGGTTGAAAACAAGAAACTGCAAGGTACAATA